AATGTTTCAGTAGAAATCAAAAAGGTTCTCTACTAAATAGGATAGGTCAACCAACCAATACGGCCTAGTCGCTGAATTAGATTCGGACAAAAGTTGGTGTACAACAAAGGAGAACAATCTTCGGATTGGGGAAAGAGAGAACTTCGGTTCTCTCTTTTTTTATTTACGCACTAAATAAGTTCATGGAAAACTTTCAAGGAAAAGATGGTTTTGTATGGTTCACAGGCGTAGTTGAAGATAGGGATGACCCATCAAAACTAGGTCGTGTTCGTGTTCGTTGCGTAGGATACCATACAGACAATAAAACAAAGATACCCACTGAGGATTTACCTTGGGCATGGGTAATGCAAAATATTCATACACCTTCTATGGCTGGATGGGGAGATACGCCTGGGTTCATGGTTGAAGGAACTTGGGTTGTTGGTTTCTTTCGTGATGCAGATACATTACAAGAACCAATTGTTATTGGAACATTGCCTGGCATTCCAAATCAAGCAGGAAATCCAAACTTTGGTTTTCATGACCCAAATCGTAGAGACAGTGACCCAGAGAAAGAAGGATACAATATTTCAAAGTATCCACCAACTCCTCTTTCCTCAAGTGACCACAGTATCAATGAGTCTGATATAAACAGACTTGCAAGAAACGAAACTGGTTTTGACCATAAGATGTTGACTACGAAAGCAACTGACCAAGCAAACTATATTAACATTCCAGTTGCTGGTGGAGTTCCTTTTGCAGAACCGGCATCTGCGTATCAAGCGGAATATCCTTTTAACCATGTAATGGAATCTGAAAGTGGTCATATCAAAGAATATGATGATACAGAAAAGAACGAAAGAATTCATGAGTACCACAGAGCTGGAACTTTCTATGAGATTGATGGTGGTGGAAATAGAACTGTAAAGATTGTTGGTGATGGGTATCATGTTGTCGCTGGTTCAGACCATTTGTTTGTTGGTGGTAATTGTAACATCACGGTAGAGTCTAATTGTAATATGTACGTCAAGAAAGATTGGAACATTCAAGTTGATGGGGATATGAATCTTTTAGTACAAGGTAATAAGACTGAACAAGTTATGTGTGGTGGAACTACTGAAGGTTTCTCAAAAGAGATTGTCAAGAATGGTTTCAAAACAACTTCGGTTGACCATACAGTTACAAACATCTTTGGTGAAAAATTTAATGAACATATCAAATCAGATATTACAAAAGACTATTCTAAAAATGTCATAGAAAGAATTGGTGGAACACTTGACTTAGATGTTACTGATGCTGTGACATTTGATAGTGCATCTACAATTAAGATTAATCAACCAAGTGCGACACAAAACGCAGCTCGTAAAGGTGATACTGCTGATACTGGTGATGACCCACCAGGCATCTCTGGAGGCGATGGTTCTAACGTAATTGAAGCTGGTTCTGGAACTGTCTTCATTGGTGATACTGGTAGTGTTACAGATGTTGTGGAAACAGACTTACTTGAAGTTGACTTAGACCCAGTAGAAACAGTTAGAAGTGCATATGGTTTAGATAACCTAACAATGGATGCAACACAAGCTCGTGCAATCTCTGATGGTCGTGCAGTAGAGATTGCAAACGGTATTGACCCAGACACTAATGAAGGTATTGAGTATGGAGATGGTGGTGCTGGTGGTACTTCGCCTGTCACTGGAGAAGCAGGGCCTATTCAATCAGAGGCATCTCTTAACCAAGAGAACTATACTGGTGGTTCTCAGTTTGACCCATACACAAAAGAGTTTGGTCACAACCTAGAAGATAGACTTAGATTCTTATCACACACTGACCCAAGGATTAACCCACAACTGGGATTGATTCTTGAAGACCTTGCAGAGTCATACGGTTCTACTTTAACAATTACAAGTGCATATCGTTCACCAGCATATAATAAGAAAGTTGGTGGTGCAAAGAAGAGTGTACACCAACAAGGTCTTGCGTGTGATGTATTAATGAATAATACTACAAAAGAACAAAGACTTGACTTTATACGAAAGGCAGGAGCTGCTGGTATTAAAGGTCTAGGATTATATTTTAGTTCTAGTAGTGGTGCAAACTTTATACATTGTGACTTAGGTAACACCAGACAATGGGGGCCTTCTGGTTCTAGAAAATCTCAATACGGATGGGCGAAACCAACACTCAAAGCAGCTGGTTGGTTCGTATAAATAAACTAAAAGAGAGAAAACATGGCAATACAACCAGCATATAGAGATGCAGAAAGAACAAACGACTCACCTCGTTCTGCACGAATTTATAAAGATTTGAATCTTAACTTTGGTAGACATCCAGTTACCAAACAAGTTCAAACTTTGACAGATGCAGCTGCAGTTAAAAGAAGTGTGCGTAACTTAGTTCAAATTGGTCAATACGAAAAACCTTTTCATCCAGAGATTGCATCTAATGTTCGCAATGTTCTTTTTGAAAATATGACTCCGTTTACTGCAAATATGTTACAAAGACATATAACAGATGTTATAACAAACTTTGAACCCAGAGCTCTTTTAACTTCAGTAGAGGTCATACCAAGGTTTGATGAAAATCAATATGAGGTTACTGTAGAATTTTATATTCAGAACGCACCAGCGGAACTTATTGATTTATCATTTACACTAGAGAGATTACGATAATGGCAAGTACAGAAAAAAGATTAGATGTAACAGATTTAGACTTTGATGATATCAAAGGTAATTTAAAAACATTCATGAGGAATCAGTCAGAGTTCACCGACTATGATTTTGAAGGTTCTGGTATGAGTGCGTTGTTAGATGTTCTTGCATACAATACACATTACCTTGCAATGAATATGAACATGGTTGCAAATGAATCATTTCTAGATACTGCGTCTGTTCGTTCTTCTGTAGTTTCTCACGCAAAGACATTAGGTTATATTCCTAACTCACCAAGAGCTCCTATTGCAAATGTAAATGTAACTTTAAATAATATTGGTTCATTGACCAACGCAACTATTCCAGTGGGAACAATCTTTACCACAGTTATTGATAGTGTCAATTATCAGTTCGTAACTGTTTCAGAACATACTGCACAAACAGTGAATGGTGTTTTAACTTTTTCTAATATTCCGATTTATGAAGGAACATATGTAACCAATCGTTATACAGTTGATACAAATAATGTAGACCAAAAGTTTTATGTAAATGATGAGAATGGAGATACTACTACTTTGATTGTTGATGTGTTTGATAATGCATCATCTACAGTCTCTACAACATTTACTCAAGCACTAGATACTACTCAAGTAAAAACAGATTCAAATGTTTACTTTCTTCAAGAAAGTGTAGATGGTAAATTTGAGGTTTACTTTGGTGATGGTATTACTGGTAAAGCATTATCGGATGGGAACATTGTTCGTCTAAGATATGTTGTCACTAATAAAACAAAAGCAAATGGTGCAAGTTCTTTTTCAACTTCTGCAACCATATCTACTATAACTGATATTACAACTACAACTGTTTCAAATGCATCTGGTGGTGCAGAAAGAGAAAGTATCCAATCAATTAAATTTAATGCACCTCTTGATTATGCAGCTCAAGGTCGTGCAGTTACAGTCAATGATTTCAAATCAATTGTTCCTAAAGTATATGCAAATGCAAAATCAGTTCAAGTGTATGGTGGTGAAGATAATGATGTTCCAGTTTATGGAAGAGTTTATATTTCTATTGTTCCAACAACTGGTTCTATTACTGCGTCTGCAAAAAATCAAATCGTTAATGATTTAAAAGAGACATATAGTATTGCATCTGTCACACCAACTATTATTGACCCAGAGTATACAAAGTTAAGACTTGGTATTACGTTTACTTACAATTCAAAGAATACTGTTAAGGCAAAAGAAACTCTAGAATCAAATGTTCTCACAACAGTCACAAACTTTAATACAAACAATCTTACAAACTTTGATAGTGCGTTTAGACATTCTGCATTTACAAGATTGATTGATGAAACTGATGACGCAATCACTTCTAATATTACAACCGTTAAGTTAAGTAAAGAATTTACTCCAACTTTAAACACTGGAACAAAATATACAATTCCATTTAGTAATGCATTATATAATCCACACTCTGGACATGATGCTGAATCTGGTGGAATACTTTCATCTTCTGGTTTTAAAATTTCTGGTAATACAAACGAGATGTTTTTAAATGATGATGGTAAGGGTAATGTAAGAATGTACTATGTTGCAGATGGTACAACGAATACCTATGAAGATAATACTGCTGGAACTATTGATTATACAAACGGTCAAGTTGTATTAACATCACTTAACATTACTGAAGTTTCTAATGTGGATGGTGCAGCTTCAACAAAGATTAGATTAATAGTAACTCCAGAGTCAAATGATATTATCGCAGTGCGAAATCAAGTTCTAGAAATAGATTTAAATAATACAACAATTAATGCAAGTGTAGATACAATTGCAACTGGTAGTGCAAGTGCTGGTGTAGGTGTTGCAACCACAAGTTCGTATAGTGGTTCATCTTCTTCTGCGTCAACTTCTTCAACCAGTTCAACCAGTTCAACGAGTTCAAGTTCGTCAAGTAGTTCTAGTGGATACTAGTTATGGCCAATAATGATAATGTTTTAAATAACAAAGTATCAAATCATATCCAACATCAACTGCCAGAATTTATTCAGGCAGACCATCCAGTTTTTTCTAAGTTTGTAAAATTCTATTATCAGTTTTTAGAAAGTGCAGAGATTACTTTTAGTGAAGTTAATAATTATGTGAGAGAAGAGACTACCTCTGTAAATTTTATTTTAGATGAAGATGGTGACCAGATTGTTCTAGAGGATTCTGATGTTAAGTTTGATGTTGGGGAAGTTATTACTGGACAAACCTCTGGTGCTACTGCAACAGTTTTAGTAGATGATGTAGATGATAATAAAAGATTATTTGTAACATCTCAAACTCGTTTTATTGTAGGAGAGGTAGTTAGTGGTGCGACATCAAATGCGTCAGGCACTTTGCAAACATATAGACCCAATCCAGTTTCTAGTATTCAACAACTTTTAAATTATACAAATGTTGATGCAACTCTTTATAACTTCTTAGATAAATTTAGAGATTCTTTTCTTGAGGGTATTGTAGATAATGTTGATGCCGGTGTTGACAAAAGAAAACTTGTAAAAAACATTCGTGACCTCTATCTTGCAAAAGGAACAAAGAAAGGTCATGAATTATTTTTCAGACTTCTTCTAAACCAAGAACCAAGAATATCATTTCCTACTGATAATATGATTCGTGTGTCAGACGGTAAGTGGACTACACGAAATATCATGAGAGTTAATTTGGTTAATGGTGTTCCCTCTGAACTTATTGGTCAGACTGTATCTGGTGATACTTCTGGTGCAACTGCAATCGTTGTCTCATCTATTACGTTTAGAGAAGCTGGACAGAACATTATTGAATTTGAATTAGACGCTGATACAATCAATGGAACATTTGTTCAAGGTGAAACTGTAAGAGGTATCTCAACGGTTACAGACCAAGACGTTACCTTTACTCCTTACAGTATTGTAACTGGAAGTTCTATAACAAACAATGGTGCATACTATACTGCTGACCAGACTGTAAACCTATCTGCAACTGGTAGCCAAAGTGCAACTGCAAAAGTTCAGACTGTTACTGTGGGTCAAGTTGATGAAATAATTGTTGATGATGCTGGTACTGGATATGAAGTAGGTGATAATCTAGTTCTAGATAATTCTGGAACTGATGGTTCTGGTGCAGTAGCACAAGTGTCGGTTGTTGGTGGTGCAATCGCTCCAGAAGCAGGAGATATCGCAGCTTATGGAATGAGTGCGACAGACCATATCACACTTGAAGAAACAAGTCAATCATTTTATCAAGACACATATGAAGGAACAAAGATTGTTCTGGAAACAGGCACCTTCGCAGACCTTAGTGTTGCATCACAATCAAATGAAATTACAGATGTACGAATGGTTGCAAGAGGAAGTGGTTATGCAAAACTTCCTACGGTTTCAAGTATTACAACAACTAGTGGACAAAATGCAAAACTACTAGCTGCATCTAACTCTGGTGTTGGTGGTGTTGGTTCTTTTGAATTTACTAACCAAGGTTTTAATTATAATTCTGCACCTTCTTTAATTCCATTTCGTCATGCAGTATTAAAAGATATTACTGGAACATTTGTTTCTGGTTCTGCATTAACTTCACATTCTGGAACGGTTACTGCATTTGATAGTGCAAGACAATTAATATCTATGAACACAACTGCAAATCTAGCTGTAGGTAATACAGTAACAACTGGTGGTGCATCTGGTGTTATCGCAAATATTGGTATTGCATCTGGTACTGCAACTGTCGGAACAGTTGGTTCAACTTCTGGTGAATTCTTTGGTGCAGATGGTAAAATCTCTGAAGATGTTATGAGAGTTCAAGATAGTTTCTACTATCAAGATTATTCATATGTTGTTCGTGTTGGTCAATCTATTAATGAATGGAGAGATGCAATTAAGTCAACTGTTCACCCTGCTGGTTGGAATGTGTTTGGTGAGGTTGAAGTTGTAGGTCGTGCAACTGCAAGGGTATCTGCACAGACACTAGAGTCCTTTACTCCAGAACTTGCATCTACATTGAGAACACTATTCGTTGCTGTATTTGGTAGACGATTAGGAACAGTTGATGATGGAACTTCACTAAGGTCAAGTCCTACACTTGGAGTAGAAAGTCATACAGATTTAGCAAATACAACCAGAGATACAACTCTATCTAGAATAAACAATGTGATTGTTGGTGTTGCAAGAAGTCCAAGAGCACAAGGCCCAACTCTAGACCTTCTTCCTAGATATGCATTTGGGATTGGCCCGAATACAACAGAAGCGATACCAAACTATCCAAGTCTTACAAGAACAACAAATTTAGATGGTATTAATGACCAATCATTTACTATTGACCAGTTTAGAGATATTCGTATTGACCAAGTAGATGATGGCACTGGTAGAATACCAGATGCAGCTTTTAATACAGCAATTAATGTACCACCTCCTGGCGAGATACAAGTATCTGGTAGTGGAAGAACAAATGCATTTGATAATACCTTTATCACATTTGATAGTGGTACAGAAACATTTGATGAAACTGGTGTTACCACATTAATGAGTGATACTGGATTTACTTTTGATAGTACATCTGTTAAGTTTGATGGTTCTGGTGGTGATGCAGTTCCAAGAGATAC